TTGAAAATCCGCGTGTCCTTGGTTCGATTCCGAGACTGGCCACCACTTCCAACGGTTCGCGCTTTTCGCGGGCCGTTTTCGCTTTACCTTCCCAATACGCCCGCTTTTCTGGGTCTTTCTCGCGTTCGGCGTTTGCCAGCGCAATCAATTCCATTTCGTCGATGCCTAAAACCTCAGCAACCTTTGAGGCTGTGTAGTCATCCATGATGCGATGGCCGGTTTGATAGTGCGTGATCGCGGATCGCGCAATTCCTAACATGCGAGCCAGTTCGGCATTTACACCGCGAGCACGTTTTGTTAGTGCCATCTCCAAATACTCTGCAGTCTTCATGATTTCGTTCTCCTGTGGGATTTCAAGATAGCCCTGTTGTAGACACTTGACAACAGTTGTTTACTCCTGTCTACTCGGGCACGTTTACACAAGTAAACACCATCAACAACAGGAGCACACCATGAAAATGCAAGTTCTCGGCGTAAAGGTTCTCAAGGGCATCAAGGATGGCAACCCCTGGGACATGTCCGCAGCCCTCATCCAGACCAAGATCGAATCCTTCCAGAACGAAAAAGTGACCGCCATGGGCTATGGCTTCGAAGTCACCGAAATGCCCCTCGACTCTGCCTGCATCGAGCAGTTCAACAAGATCCAGTTTCCCACCGTCGTCGATCTCGAAATCGGCCAGCGTGCGCGCATGGGCAAATTCGAAAGTTACGTGGTCGGACTGGTCCCGGCTTTGTCGGTTGCCAAGTCGGCTTGAGGGGTGGAACGGCTAGTAACACTAGTCCGTTCAGTCTCATTTTGAGACTTTTTGAGACTCGGGACAGGGGAAATAGGGGTGTCGAATGGCTCGCTCTTCATTGATTGGATCACCGCTTCTCAACATCATCCGGACGGGGGCTTACCCATCCTCACAGGGGGTGTCACCGTCCACTATTCCGCCGACGGCGCGCCAGTTTTTGAACGCAACCAGTCCACGCGCTTTAACGGAAGCCATGACACAAGCGTTCGTGTTGGATGTGATGGTTTCCGTGTTTCCCTCAGTGGCAACGCGGGGCGGTTTTCTCGCAAAGACAACGTTTTTAACTTCGGACTACAAGGGACGATCGAGGCTTGTAACCGAATACTGGTGGAGCTTGGCCTCCCACCATTCACAGCTGCAACTTCTGACCGGTCAACGCTTGGCCCCTTCGCGCTTCCACACTCCCGGCGGGGTTGCGTCATATCGCGTCTGGACATTACCCGGAATTACAAAACAGGCTCGGAAAGTTCAGCCCGCGCTTTCATCCGATGGCTTGGTGCTCGAAGCATCGCACGCATGAAACGCGGACAGTCAGGCGACGAATCGGTGTGGTGGGCCAACACGCGCCACATGCTGAAAGCCTACATCAAGCACCTGGAAATGATTAAGCACGGTGCCGATTCAAACGACGAGCTGGTGTCGTGGCTCAAGGATCAAGGAGTGGTACGCGTGGAAATCGAACTTAAAAAACGCTTGCTTTCGGAGCTTGGCCTGAATGATCTGGCCAACATCACCGATGCAAAACTGGAAGAGTTGTACGAAGAACAGATCGAGCCATTCAAGCGCGCGGATCGCTCCTGCGACGAAGACATCCTCGATGCGATCCCTCCGAAAAGCCGCGTCTATGCGGCAGCCTGGCTTGCCGGTCAAGACATGCGCGAAATGGCTTCGCGCGCCACCCTCTTTCGTCATGCCAAAGTGCTGCGCGAATGCGGCATCGACATCCTTGCACCGCGCAACATCGAGCGCTTCCCGGTCAAGGTTCGCTTCATCGAGCTCGAACCGCTCTCAGTGCCGGATTGGTATGACCTTGAAGCTAGGGCCGCGTGATGGAACAGCTTTTCGGATATTGGTACTGGGGTGAAGAGTTCCGGTTTGATCTCGGCGGCATGTTCCTCAAGCCTGCGTGTGCGATTGGTCGCTGGACGTACAGCTCCTCGAATTGGCACAACGGCCAAGGTTGGGTTTGATGTACGGTCACCCCCTCATGGTCAAGAAATGGGCTAAGGCCATGAAGCCCAAAGCCCCACCGCGCCTCATCGAGCAAGCCCGCTTGATGCGCCAGGCCAAAGTGCAGAAGCGTGACTATCTGACACGCCAAAAAGACCTGTTCGGGGTGCACGCATGACCACCGGTTTTTTCTCTGAAGGTCGTTGTTGGCCAACTCAGCAAGCGGCAGTGGACGCTCATTTCAACGCCGCGCCATCCATATATGCGGGTGCATACGGTAGCGATGGGAGCGTTCCCTATCAGCTTATCAGCGTGAATATGAAAGCGGGTTCCTCCTGGTATTTGACCCGGAAAGTGTGTGGAGCCTCGACGTGTACCGACTATGCACCTGTCGCGTTGCCCAACCCCACTTTCGATTTCAATACCTGCACGGTTGAGACGGCTCCTGCACCTGGTGCAACAACCGAAACCGGCCTTCCTGCTGACTTCGACTACTCCATCCTCGGCGCTGTGTTCGCCTTCGCTGTTTCGATTGTCGTGGCCATGTACGTGCTTGGAAGAGGGGCCGGCGTCGTGCTGTCCATCTTCCGAAAATGAATCGCTTTCCCTTCGGGGAAAAAACTGCGCCGGATGGCTACCGACGCGGCCCAACCTTTGCCTAGCCAGCACTTATAAGGAGTCACACATGAAACACCTGATCAACAAGACCACCCAGACCGTCAAGAAAATCGGCCGCGACGCCTATGCCGTCTTCGACAATGCCACAGGCAAAGTTGTTGCCGTTGGTACTGCCGCGATGGTTGCAGCGGGCAATGCAATGGCTGTGCCGCCTGACTACACCTCTTTGACTTCTGCAATCGACATGAGCACGACCTCGGCCGCGCTCCTGTTGGCTGCTGCCGCGCTGATTGGCGTCTACATCCTGTGGAAGGGCGCCACGATGATCATGGGCGCCTTCAAGGGCCGTTGATTCGTTGACCTAAACCGGAGGGGGACGCCCCTCCGTCTTTCTTTCAAAGGACAACCATCATGCCCGATACCCAAAGCCTTTTGATCCTCTGCTTTTTCTTCTTCGGCGTCGTCAGCGGGTGGGCTTTTGTTACCGGACTCGAAGGATGAAACGATTTCTTGCTGTGTTCTTTCTTCTCGCCTCGGTATCGGCCCTTGTGTATGTCGAAACAGAAGCGCAGGCGCAAGTATCACCACTGTTCCGCCCTTTCAATGGCTACGTAAACAAAGCTGTTGCATCGAGCATTGCCGCGAAGCTAGGCAAGCTCGGCCTACAGCCTTCCGACCCGCTCTACGCATACACGCTTGCAGGATCGCAAGCCGTTGTTGGCGGTGCGATCGTTGCCGGATCGGTCGCCTCAACGGTGGCCGCCATCGGCACCGCCCCTGTATGGCTCTCCGTTGCTCTCGGCCTCGGTGCAGCCTATGAAATCTATGACTTCACGATGGGCTCGAAGACCTGGAAGGCCCAACCGAATTCACAGATTACGCTTGCACCAGTCGGCACCTACGTCACTGCCTCTCCGGCGCCGCCCACGCAACCACAAACCGAAGTCGTCGCGCTGCCGCAGCTTCCGAATGACTATTCAAATCCGGGCGTAGGGAATGCAATTATGTATCCCTCGGATATGCCGATTTGTGCGTCGGTCTCGATGACGTTTCAGTATCCGGCCCCGATGACAACGCTCGATGCGTCTCTGGCCTCCTACAAAACCGCTACGGTGTGCGGCGCATCACAGCAGGCCGTCCGGGACATGGCCTACAACCAATATGCCTATGTCGTCATTCGCGATTACAACGGAACCGACGCCTATGCCACCTACACTCTGCAATCGATCGTCAATTTCGGCGCGTCTGGGCCGACCAAGATTTCGTGCAGCATCAACCCGTACACCTGCCCCCAGGGGCTTCAGTATTCATACGCTGAACAAAAGACGGTGAATTACAAGAAGGATTCCACCGCGTCCGGCGGTTCTATCGTTTACCCGAGCAACGTTGTCACCTTCACCTATACGATTTTCAACAACCCGGCTTTCGTCGATCCGGCCAAGGCCTACCAGGTCAACGACGCAGCGGCCACGCTGACCAATTCCGACTTGTCGTCCCGTGCCGATCCCGAACTACTCGCAGCGATCGCAAACAAGATCTGGCAGCAGGCCGCGCAACAGCCTGGCTACCAGGGCGCACCCTACGACGTGAACAATCCCGTCACGGCACAGGATGTGATGAACGACATCGCGGCAGGCCTCTATCCGTGGCCGACCGTCGCTGATCTGCTCACGCTCACGATTGCATCAGGCCAGACCGTCCCTCAACTCGATCCTGCAGCGCAGCCCGTGGAACAACCGGCAGGCCAGCCCTCGACAACTGTCGTCGATCTCGGCCCCGATCCCGCAACGCCGGCGCCCGACCTTGAAGCAGCGCCGACAGGCTCAACCATCGTCAGCCAGGTCATGGGCCTCCTGCCGAATCTCTCGGCCTTCACCATGCCGGCCCACACGTCCGAATGCAGCGCACCGACCTTCGACTTTTACGGCCACATCTACAGCTTTCAAAGCATGTGCGATCTGCTTGAAGAACAACGTTCGTTGCTCTCCGTCATCTTTAGCGCGGTGTGGGGCGTTAGTGCCCTCACGCTCGTCCTGAGGGCCTGACCATGTTCGGGATTCTCGTCTCTGCCTTGAACGTCGCCCTGGGCTTTCTTGTCCGGGGCGTCATCGTCAAATTCGGGATCATGTTCGCCGCCTGGTACCTTGCGCTTGAGCTGGTGTCGGCGCTGGTGTCCTACGTGCCCGGGTCGGCCTCGATCACTGCTGCGCTGTCCGCCTTCCCGCCGTCGCTCTGGTACTTCCTCGATCTGATGCGTCTGGATATCGGAATTCCGCTGATGCTCGCGGCATTCACGACCCGCTTTCTCATTCGTCGGATTCCCTTCGTCGGCTGACCATGGCGATCAACGCTTACACCGGCTTGATGGGTTCCGGTAAATCGTATGAGGTCGTTGCCTCGGTCATCGTCCCTGCGATCCGTGCAGGCCGCAATGTCGTGACGAACATTCGCGGCCTGAATCAGGATCTGATTTACAAGTACCTGGACGCCACCCATGGGCCGCTCGAAGCCGGCAAGGAATACGGGAAGATCCGCCTTGTAAAAAACGACGAGGTTTCCAGCCCTGACTTCTTCCCGGTGTTTTATGACGAAAAATTCGAGGTGTTGCCACAAACCATCGTTCAGCCTGGTGACATCGTCTGTATCGATGAGGCTTGGCGTCCGTGGGGCACTGACAGCAAGTGCATCAAGGCGCACATGTCGTTTTTCCGCGAGCACCGGCAGTGCGCGGACGGTCAGGGCAATTCGTGCGACCTGGTCATCATCACGCAGGACATCACCGACATTCACAAGCTCCTGAAAAACGTCATCGAGCTATCGTTCCTCTTCACCAAGCTCAAGACCCTCGGCCTCTCGAAACGCTACCGTGTCGAGGTTTACGAAGGCTCGAAGCTCTACAAATCGAAGCGCACCAGCTGGACGACGCAGACCTACAACAAGAAGATATTCCCGCTGTACAAGTCCTATGCGAACGACTCCGGCCAGGGCACCGAGAAAGTCATTGACTCCCGGCAGAACTTCCTCAAATCCGGCGCCTTCCTGATTCCCCTGGTCATCGCCGTTGTGCTGATCGCCTCGGGCACGTTGGCGCTCAAGCACTTCTTCGACCCCGAGCGCTTCGCCAAATCCAAGCCTGACGACAAGCCCATCGAGGCCGTAACCACGGCACCGATTGCACCAGGTGCACCGGCTGCCATGTCGTCGGCCGCACCTGGTGCACCTCCAGCGATTACCTCGATGCCTTCCTCCGGCGTGTCGATCGCCGGATCGGTCACGATCGGAAACGACAAATGGGTCGTTCTGAGCGGCCCGGAAGGGCTGCGCATCGTCAGTCCTTCCATGGTGCGTTCGCGTGGTGTCTCAGCGGTCACACAGGACGAATACAAGGCCTTCCCCGCGTACCTCAGCAAATGAAAAATACCCTCCTGCTCTTCCTCTTCCTCCTCGGCGTCAACATCGCTTCGCAGGCCTTGGCCGAGAGCATCAAGCTTGATAACGCCCCGATCTCCAATGTCGTGCGCCTCTACTTCGCCGAAATCAACCAGGCGGCCTACAGCCTGCCGGATGAGTTGATCAAGGATGAACGCCGCGTCAGCCTGTCGATCGCAGGCACGCCCGAGCAGCTGCGTGCGAACCTCGCCGAGATCCTGCGCGGTTATGGTTACGAGCTGGTCAGGGAAGAAGGCCTGTACACCGTCCGCAAACTCGCCGGCACGGCTGCGGCCGTCAAACAGGACGTGTTTGTCTATCGGCCCAAGTCGCGCACCTCGCAATACCTGGTAGACGAGATCCGCCACCTTTACCCCGGGATCACCCAGGCCGCCCAGGGCCTGCCCAACGTCGCGCCAGTCACCGGCGAATACGCGCAGACCAGCGCAACGGCTCGCCTCGAAAACCGCACCGATCGCATCATCTTCAAAGGCACCGAATCCGAGATCAAGGATCTGCGCCGGCTGCTCGCCGTCCTCGATGTTCCGACGCCCTCGATCGAACTGCAGGTGTTTCTAATCGAGTATTCGAAGAGCAAGAATCACAAGACCGGCTTCTCGGCCCTCATCGACAAGCTCGGCCCCTTCTCGCTGGCAATGGGTGCGCTACCAGGTGCAGGCGACGTGCTCCGCTTCGCTTCGGGATCTGTCCAGCTGGCCATATCTGCCCTCAAATCCGACAACGAATTCAGTATCTACACTTCGCCGCGGCTGCTCCTGGTCGATGGCAAGAAATCGCGCCTGGTCGTCGGCCAGGACGTCCCCGTCCTCACCAGCACCACCAGCACCGTCCAGGGCGTTACCCAGAGCATCGAGTACAGATCCTCCGGCGTCATCATGGAAGCCCTGGCCAACATCCTCGACGATGCGATCGAAGTAGACACCTCCATCGAGGTCAGCAGCTTCGCCGAGACAACGACCGGCGTGTCGTCGTCTCCCACCCTGACCAAACGCAGCCTGCAAAGCTCCACGATCCTCTCAGACGGCACCGCCGTTCTCTTCGGAGGTCTCAGGTCAGCCAGCCAAAACGAAGGCTCCAGCGGCCTTTCTTTCCTGCCGAAATTGCTCCGGCAGAACAACAGCGCCAACGACGACAGCGAACTATTCGTCCTGATGTCCGCCAAGCGCATTTGATCGGGCGGCGGGCGCTGCCGGCGCATGCGCCGCGCAAGCCCGTTGCACGATCAAGAACCTGCCGCCGACCCCTCTTCTGAAAGCCAAACCCAACCTCTGCATACCACGTCGCAGTCATCGCCGGGCGGCCTAGCCCGGGGTTTCGATGACGGAATCGATCCCGGATGCTGCCCCGAAGCCCCGTAGGGGTCACGCCGTCGTCCGGCGTGAGGGTATCCGGGGAGGCACCGGCCTAAATAATCTGTCTGATATAGCCGTATCTATCGGGGTATGCACTATCGGAGATCTGTATCGTGAATCTGTTGTTCGTTGGTATCGTCTTGTTGGTTCTGGTCTTCTTCGTGCTCGCCTTTCTCAAAAAGCAAGGGCGTGTTGGTGATGGTGGTGAATGGCCTTTCTACGCCAAGAAGCTTCTCACGCAGCCCGAACAGGTTCTGTATCATCGCCTCGTTGCTACGCTGCCTGAGTGCATCGTTCTCGCCCAGGTGCAACTATCCCGCGTCCTCGGCGTCAAGAAGGGCGCGAACTTCAATCAGTGGAATAACCGTATCAACCGCATGAGCCTTGATTACGTCGTCTGTCTCAAGGATTCCACCATCGTCGCAGCCATCGAGCTTGACGACAGGAGCCACCTCAAGGCCTCGCGTGTCGAGGCCGACGCAAAGAAAGAGAAAGCCCTCTCGGCCGCTGGCATTTCACTTCTTCGATGGAATGTCAGCGCGTTACCTGATGAAGGAACAATTCGGCAAGCATTCACAAAGTGAAAGCCGGCTTATCTCACTGCCTCACATACCCAACTCACTGTGCGAACCGATGCGCACCAGCTGCAACACCTCATCGTCCGGCTTTCGGTAAATCAACACCAGGTCAGGTTTGACATGACAATCCCGATGGTCTTTCCATTCGCCGGTTAATGCGTGGTCGCGATACTTTTCGGCCAACACCTCATCGCTGGCCAGCGCCCGCACGATCTCAGTGAAATCCTTTTTCAACGTGGCGCGGTGTGGGCCTTTTGCCTCGCGTTTCAGATCACGCTTGAATTGACTCGATTGTTTAATCGTCCGCATCGAGCACCGCTTGGAGATCGTCGAGAGTCACGGTTTCCAGCTTGCCCCGGCGCGCTTCCTTCATCGCCTTGATCGTATCGGCATTCGGTACTAGCGGCTCAAAAGGAAGTGCCTTCTCGCGAGCGACACGGGTCAGCATGATGCGGAAGGCATCCGACACAGTCAGCCCCATGGCTGCCAGCACCGTGGTCGCCTCTTCCTTGATGTGCTCGTCGATACGGGCACGCACTACAGCGTTTGCGGACATGATTCGTTCTCCTGATATGTGAGCCACATTGTAGCCCAATTATGCGTAAATGCATAAGTTGCTCGCCTCGCGAATCCACCTCCGACCAGGCCAAAAACCATCCCCAAGAAAATAAGCAATTTCGCATATACCATGCGGTGACCTTACCATCCGTCCATGCACACCTGGAACGACGCAACCTCCTTGTGGCTCATCGAAATGGACCACAAACGCACCATCGATCACGACCGCAGAAAACTCGAATGGCTGAAGCCCCTGCTCGGCCATAAGCGCCTTGCCGACATCGATCGCTTCGTGATTGCCGACATCGGCAAACTCAAGGCTGAACAGGCTTCACCCGCTACCGCCAATCGTTACCTTGCCCTGATCCGCGCCATCATGCGGCGCGCAGTCTTCGAATGGGAATGGCTCGCCAAACCGCCCAAGGTTCGCCTCTACAAAGAACCTAGCCGGCGCGTGCGCTGGCTTACACCCGACCAGGTGCGCACGCTGCTGGACGAACTCCTTCCCCACCAGCGTGATGCCTGCCTCTTCGCCCTGGCTACCGGCTTGCGTCATTCCAACGTCACCGGCCTGCGCTGGGAACAAGTGGATTTTCGGAGAAAAACCGCCTGGCTCTATGCCGATCAAACCAAGAACAATGAGGATTTGCACGTCAGTTTGAACGATACCGCGCTAGATGTCCTCAAGCGCCGTCAGGGTAAGCACGCGGAGTACGTTTTCACCTACAGGAACCGCCCAATTAAGCGATTTACGACCCGCGCTTGGTACAAGGCTCTAGAGCGCGCACAAATTACAAACTTCCGCTGGCATGACCTGCGCCATACGTGGGCTAGTTGGCTAGTTCAGGAGGGGGTGCCGCTCTACTCGTTACAGGAAATGGGCGGCTGGAAAACCGCCATAATGGTACGCCGATACGCCCATCTTTCGCCAAGCGTGAATCTCGAAAATGCCCGCAAGATCGATGCAGTTCTTAACAAGATGCCAGACGATCT